TTAAACGATATGTAATTCATTAATATAATTAAATAACGTATCATTTTGAATATGAGTATAAACATCTAAAGCTGTTTTAACAGAAGCGTGCCCTAAATACTTTTGAACAATTTTAGGTGGTATATTTTTCTCAAAACATTTCGTGGCGAATGTATGACGAAACATATGTGGGTGTATATGAGGAAGAAATTGTGGTTCTCTATTTTCCTTTTGTGCTAAATCTTCCTCTTTTTTATTAAACCCTATTATTAAATTGTCTAAACTTCTATCCACAGAATTTTTTGACAATGGTTGCTTTCGTTTACCTACGAATACAAAATCATCACCTGAAAATTTAGTTGTTTTATGAAAATTCAATAACTCTAATAATTCATCCGAAATAGGCATAAGTCTAACTGATGATTTTGATTTTGGAGTTTGATTATATTTTTTGACTTTTACAGTTTGCATAAATGTTTTATTAATTGATATTACTCTTTTTTCAAAATCAACATCCGACCATCTCAACGCAAGGGCTTCTCCTATTCTTACTCCTGTCATAAGCAAAAATTTATACAAATCAATAAAACAATGTTTTTTGCTTGTGGCATATGTTAATAAAGTATTAATCTCATCGTCTGTTAAGATTTTTCTTTTTTTATTTACATCTACTTCATAATTTTTACATGTTTCTAATAATGTTATTGGATTAACTATCATATATTTTTGCTTTTGAGCCATTTTAAACATACCACTTAGAACTGTCTTTATATTGTTTATCGTATGAACCGAAACACTTTTTCTTTTCTCATTTAAAAATTGATTTATATGAAAAAGTTCGATATTATTTATTTTTAAAAGCCCCATTGTCGGTGCGACATGTTTGTAATAAATTTTTTCAGAATTATAGACCGTCGATGGTTTACAAGTCATTCTTCTTTCATTTATCCACATGCCATGTAATTCATTCATGGTAACAGTATTAGAATTTATACCTAATCCAACAGCATTCTCATATTTTGCTTTTGTGAATTTTTCCTTTACCTCTTTTAGTTTATGTCCATAAATTGTTTTTCTTTTTCCAAAAATATCAGTATATCTTGCCATATACCTTCCATCTTTAATTTGACATAAACCTTCTCCTAATTCCTTTCCTTTTAAATCTTTTCCCATAATTTATTCTCCTTAATCAAAAAGAAAAATAAATCATAATTTCTATAACGATTATATTATATAATATTATGATTTATTTTTCAAGTCTTATCTACCTGTATTTTGATCTATATATTTATCCAATATCGTTTTATTTGCAAATACTCTACCATTTATCCTGCATACATAAGGACAATTTGGTTCAGAAAGCATTTTTCTAATAGTTGTTTTCCCCATTCCAAGATACTCACAAAGATCTGTTACAGATAAAAGTTTTTTGTTATTATATCTATTATTAGTCGTCATATATCACCCTTTCTATAATAACAATCTCCTATTTACTTATTTGTACTTCCAAAGCCACCGTTTCTCTCTTCAACGACATCATCATCAATTACAGTTCCATACTGCACGAAAATGCCCTGTGCAAATTTGTCACCACGATTGATTTTTACAATTTTATCTTCAAGCGAATTGTTTGTCACTTTGATAAATATATGACCCTCATTATCACTGTTTGAATAATCGCTGTCGATTATTCCTGTAAGGTTATCCAACCATAAGCGATACTTAAATCCCAAACTACTTCTCGAATATATCTTCAACACCCAATTTTCATCTATTACTGCTCTGATACCTGTTGGTATTTTTATTGTTTCACCCGACTTTAATTCAAATGAAATTGGACTTTCAAAATCATAGCCAGCAGAGCCCTTTGTAGCCCTTGTAGGAGGGTTTAAAAGGTCATAATAGTCTGAAAGTTGTTGATAGTCATACTTTGTACCAAAAGTGGCTTTCATATCGTTTATAAATTGGTCTTTGCTTACTTTCTCCAAAATAGCTATATCCCGATTATTTTCTGGTTTATCTAAAAAATAATGAACCAGTATCAACGCAATAGCTATAATGAGAAGAATTGAATTAAAAGTTGCTATCATATTTTTTATCATTCTTCCTTTCTATCCTATTCAACTATTCTTCGTGCTGTAGCATAATCACTTCTTGCTGATAAGCTTGCAATTTTTACTACGTCACCTGTTTGAGGAGCATGAATCATCATTCCGTTTCCTATGTACATTCCTACATGATGTGGAGATAAACTATCGCCGAAGAATACTAAATCACCAGGAAGTAATTCATCTCGTGACACATATCTTCCTTCGTTGACTTGAGTGTAGGTTGTTCGGCTAATGCTTACACCTATTTGTCCATAAACATATTGAACAAGTCCACTACAATCAAACCCACTTGGTGTTGTTCCTCCCCATACATATGGAACGCCTAAATATTGTTTTGCAGTTTCTACTGCTTTTTGATTTAAGGGTGTTGGCGTTGGTGTAGGACTTGGGGTTGGTTCAGGTGTTGGTGACGGAGTTGGCTCTAATGCTTTCTCAATGACTTGTGTTGTATAGTGAACTGACCACACATCACTTATGTCATTCGTCACATTTTCGCTTATATTTGGCATTGCATATGAATTAATCATACTTGTCGCAAAAAATAAACTTCCTAAAACTAAACTTACGGTTCTTTTTCCTTTCGTTACTACCATTAAATTCCTTTCTCCCGTTCGGATATAGCAGGTATATATCCTTTACGTTGTTCTTTGAATGTTCCAACATTGACATCAATATCCAAATTTTGATATAATATATTTGCATACGCTACGAAACCACATCTTTGTTTCAGCATAATCCGTTTTGTAAGTGTATACAGAAAGAGAGGATACTGAATGTCAGATGTTTTGAACATTGCAGTGCAGTGTAACAGCCCTGAACAGCTTATTGCTTTAATAGCAATAATGATATTTGTTTTTGCCCTAACAGTCGTTATACTCAAAGGCATTATCAGATTTACAGGGATGGTTCTCAGCACCATTTTGCATTATCATAATGCAACTGTGAAAATCAGTGGAGCTTCAGTTAACGCTGAGTTAGAACTCCATAATTGATTACTAAGACCTCATTTTAATATGGGGTCTTATTTTGTATCTTCATAAAGTGAAGATAATTTATCTTGAACTTCCGTATCAAGATAATAATGTAGAAGCATTTCTTGATACGGAGTAAGATACACTTTAAATTGACTTTCTATGAAGTCTTTGATTCTGTTGTATGTTTTTATGTCTGTCATTTTAGTCACAATATAGAACAATCTTGTTTTGGGCGAGACTTTGTTTTACATCAATTACTCTTTGATTTGAACTTCCTCGCCATTCAAGAGTTAGATCTCTTTTCTCATCTATATATTCTCCGTCTACAACAATGTCACATAACGAAATAATCTCTTTTCGTATTTCATATAATCCATCAACATAACTTTCTTCTATATAATCAAAGTTGTCTGATGAACAAGATTTATAATTCATAATATTTTCCCAAGAATATCCCGTATATAACCAAATTGTTTTATTTGGGAATAAGTTTCGGATTTCTTTAATCAATTCATAGACTTCGTTTAGATTAAACTCGAATAAAGGGTCTCCGCCGGTAATGGTTATTCCGTCAATATAATCTTGAGATAAATCGTCGAAAATTTCTTTTTTAGTATATTCATCAAAAGGAATTCCACTTGCTGTATCCCATGTTTCAGGATTGTGACAATTCAAACAACGATGAGAACAACCTGATACCCACAAACTGACTCTCAATCCATTGCCATTGCATACATCTTCATGTGTAATTTGTAGATAATTCATATTGCCTACTTATATATTCTCCTTTGTGTTTTCAAAAGTCTGATGCGAAATTCTCATTTCGACTTCTTGCTGTTTGCCCTTATTAAATGCACTTTTATAATCACCGGTAAGATATCCAGTTACTCTACGTAATCTTCTAATTTTGTCACATCCGCACATAGGGCATTTATCGGCTATATCGTCTGTGTATCCACAGTTCATACACATATCATTCGGAACATTAATCGCAAAATACGGAATATCTTTGTCCATTGCATAATTCACTATAGTTTCAAGAGCATCAATGTTGTTCTTTACACTACCATTTAGTTCAACATAATCTATGCAGCCAGCACTGCTATACCCTGTCAGTTGAGATTCTATGTCGATTTTTTGAATAGGTGTCACATTCGTCCACACTGGAACATGAACGCTATTTGTAAAGAATTCTTTATCTGAAACATTCTTTATGACACCGTATTTATCTTTGAACTTTTGCATTGAGGTATAACATAAATTCTCTGCCGGTGTAAAATACACTCCAAAATTCAATTTATATTCTTCTTTGAATTCTTTGCAACGATTGTAGAATAGTTTTTCTATTCTCTTGGCTAATTCCATACCTATATCTGTTGTATGGTCTTGTCCAATAAGAACTTGAAGTGTTTCTGCCAATCCTATTTGTCCTATACCTAATGTACCGTGTTTCAATGCTGATACAATACCTTCTTCTGGAACGTACCCCTCCATAACACCATTTTCATACATAAATTTTGCTGAATCTGGTGATTGAGAACAAATCCATTCAAATCTTTCGATTAACATATCTTTTGCTTCATGAATTTTTCTGTCTAAAATAGACATAAAGGTTTCAATAACAATATCATGTTTACACCAATCATATTTTGAAACTTGAATATGTTCTTTGCTTTCAGTCGGAATTTTATTCCATACCTCATCTATTGCTTCCATCGCCAATGTTGGCATAATAATTGTAACAGGACAAATATTACCCCTACCATCTTTTAATTGACCGAATCCATTAACATCCCATCCATTTGCCGTTCTACACATGTTATTCCATTGTCACCAATGGCACTGACTATATTATCTCTCAGAGTCAACCACTCTCGTCAACGAGCCGACTGCTTGGAACTAGTGCTTATCTCTAGTCCTACACTGCTACACTCATCACAGTTAGTCGATACACTTTTAATTAAGAATTCTTAATTACTTAGCACGGACTCATCTTAGGTCATTGAATTTCTTCTCTCTAAGACCTATCCGTTAGCAACTTCATTTAGCCACACCCTCTAAGCAACGAGGTTCAATCGGTTTAAATTGGGCTGTAGTTTACGCTTACCCATGGTTGAAAAATATGTCTTTGGGTCATTTTTATCATACCCTTCGTTACCAGACCAATCTACATTAGCATAATTTGGATATAATCGTTGAGCAGTTGAACGCAACGCTAATCTAAATAAATCATAGTTAGGGTCTCTCGGTTTTCGATTTACTCCATTCATACATTGGAATATTCCACAAGGAAAAATCGAAGTTTTATGTAGTTTACCAATACCTTTTATAGAAACATCGAGAAGGGCTTTTATTACCATTCGTCCCTCTGGCTCTGTACAAGTACCATAGTTGATTGAAGTAAAAGGTAATTGATTTCCTGACCTACTCTGTAATGTATTTAAATTGTGATATAGACCTTCAACAGCTTGATATACTTCTTTTTCGGTCATATCAAATGCATATTGATAAATTTGTGGATAATTATATTTAATTGCATGAGTTTCAAATCCTATTTCTGCGTCCGATTCTAAAAGCTTTTCAAGTATGGACTCTCCCCGAGATATGTATCGACATCCATCTTTTAAATGCTTTCTAAAACTCTTTCTTACATACGGAATCATCGTCCAATCAATATGAGAAGCTGATACACCTCCGAATTGTTGTAATGATTGTAATTGAAAAATAACTGCCACAAGTTGAAATGCAGTGCTTACTGATTGTGCGGGTCTAACATCTGTTTGTCTTGTGTTAAACCCATTAGCAAGCAATTTATCAAATGGGATAGTCAAACAATTATGAGAACCAATAGCATATGAATTCAAATCATGAATATAAATTTCATTATTCAGATGATTATTTTTTGCCATTTCAGACATACAATTATCCAGTGCATATTGTCTTAATACAACATCACTTGCTTCGCCCACTCTACCACCAAAAGATTTTTCATCCACATTGGCATTTTGATTTTGGACATTTGTTGCCGTAAGCTTTTCAGATATGTCTTTCATTAACTTCATATTTTTCTCACGTATCTTTGTACGATTATTTCTATAAATAATAAAAGCTCTTGCAACATCTTTGCGTTTGCTTGCCATTAATTTTTCTTCAACAATATCTTGAATATCCTCAACACATATTGTCTTATCTTCCTTAAAAATATAAGAAGCAATTTCGGAAGCCTTGTTTTTTGCTTCCTGAGAAATTTCACTATCTACTTCTTCAAATGCTTTCAAGACAGCATTTCTTATCTTTGATTTATCAAATTCTACTGTTCTTCCGTCACGTTTAATAACTTGCAACATCATTCCTCCTTTGACTCAAAGCTTTTAATCACATCATTTAACTTCATTGCAATCACACTCAAATCAGAATGTCTTGAATTCCTTATGATACAATCCCAATGTTGGTAATCAACATCGGCAAAAGCTTCTTTGTCGTTTTTAATTCTTTCTTCAATCTTTTCTTCGCTATCCCCACGTTCTTCCATACGAAGTTTACGTGTGGCTTCATTTGTTTCCACATATATAGTGAAGATCATTTTGTCCCTATATGTATCTTGTAGATGTTTTAACCCTTTTATATCTATAATATAAAAATCAGAATTATCGACTTGTGTTTTTGTCGCCCAATAATAATCATCATTAAAAAAAGTTTCTGCTACTACTTCATTATTCTCTTTATCTTTCTGATATTGTTCAACATTCGAGAATATATGATTCAACTTATCATTTTCATCATTTGTTCTTATTGGACGAGTGGTATTAGATATAACTTTTGTATAACCATACCGATTACACATATAATTTACAATTGTATCTTTGCCACTTCCACTTTCGCCAACTACACAATACAAGTTTTTTGCCATACGCATTTCTCCTTAAATTAAGCTATCATTTCGTTAATAACTGACTTTAGTTCTTCATCTATATCACCTTCTATCTCAACCTTAACCGGAGTAGACAAATCAAGACTATACAAACCAAGTATCGACTTACCATCAATTCTATACTTATATAATTCTTTGCCGTCCGCAATATTTCTACCACTACAAACCGTAACATCACCTATATGATGTTGGCATGCTACATTGAACTTCTTAATTTTTTCCATTGTATCTATTAAAACAATCGTTTCTATCATAGCAATTTTAATCCCTTTCTTTTTCGTGTTATATTCGCTATTGCTCTGTATTTTTTCAATTCTTCAGGAGAAGCCTGTCGAATGACGACTTCTCCACTTCTACTCTTATATGCCCTACATTCACGTTCCAAATCAGCGTGTGCAAGTTCTCTCAATCGTGCCTTAGTTGCCAATTATGAAATTTCTCCTTTCTTATTCTGCAAGATAAACATCTTTGTACACAACACCCATGTCTAATGCCATTGAATGAGTTGGTACTGCTACGTCAATATGATTGCCTCCAAAAGCTCCACAATCTTCGGCTCGTCTATAACCATAACCATCTATGTACACCCATTGTAGTTTTCCGATTACAGATGGGTCAACCGCAATAGTTTGACCAGGAATAATTTGACCTGCCCACGCTGTGCGACCACTATTTGAGCCATTACATGTATAACATGGACAATAATGTGTAATTTTAAATCTACCAAGATATTTGCCTTTTGTTTTACCATTTGAGTCACTTGCAACTTCTTGTTTGTCCAAATCTTCTTTATTATCAACAAAATATGTACCATAGCAATATCCTTGAGTTTCGCCGTCCCAAACTTCATACCACTTACCTGTTCCATCAACACCTATGACTTGAAGTTCTGTTCCCCTTGGGAATACCTTGATTATTTCACTATCTTCTGTGCTTGGTTTGATTCGACAGTTCAAACCGTTTTGAGCAGAAACATAATGTGTTTCCCACTTTGTTTCGTCTGCACTTACGCTCATCATTCCTGTTGCCATTGATACAACTGCCATTACTCCACATATTACTTTTCTTAAATTTCTCATTGTTTAAATTCCTTTCTCATTCGTTTTCATAAGTTTCTTTTATACATTCATTACATCCAACAATCTCATTATTGAATATGTTCTTATATAATACTTCTGCCTCTTCGTTACAAATTGGACAAATTATCGGAGAATCATCATAATCATATTCTCCATAGTTACCTGTCCTTGCAATCTCCATAGCTGAAATTGCCATTGGATCATTGTTTGAATAAATCATTTTCTATTTTTCTCCATTGGTTTAAAGATTGTTATTTCAACCTCATCACCATTTTTCTTTGTATCCTCCCATACATTTACGTTGTATTCCTTTTTACTGTCTTTCCATGGTACTTTATAAGTTTCGCCGTCAATAGTAATTGATATAATATCTTTAAGTTCTTCAAGTTTATATATACAATCTTCTCTGTCAATGCGTTCATCTTCGCATAATGCATTATCGGACGGCTTAATCTTCATATGAACTTTGTTGACGTATCTCTTTATTTCTCTACCGTTAAAGTAAAGATTAGTAGAGATATTAATACTGGCAAAATCTTTCTTTGGAATATCTATTCCCTCATTACTTTTCTGAATATGAATCATATTATTTTTCTCCTTCTATCATTTGTTTGAATTTGACTTCGCTAATAACTGGAATACCCAAACTCTTAGCTGTTTTATTTTTTGATGACACACTTTCGGTATCATTGTTGATTAAATAATCTGTCTTTTTTGTAACAGAACTTACAACTTTGCCACCATGACTTTCAATCTCTTTAACTAATTCGGCACGATTAGAGTAGCTGATTAACTTTCCGGTAATACAAAAACTTTTACCTTGAAGTGTATCTACTGTACTATTCTCCTTTTCTTTTTCAAAAATGAACTCATTTGCTAAATCTAAAATATCTAAATTATATTTGTTCCAATAGTCAGTCATAGACATAGCTAACTCAATTCCAATACCATCAATATGCGTAAATGCTTTTCTCTCCTTGTTTGACAATACATTCACAAATATATTAAAATCATTTTCACATACTTTTGAAATATCTTTGCTTGCACTTTTCCCCAACAACGGAATGCTTAATGAATACAGAAATTGAGCCAATGTCGTATTTCTACTTTTCTGAATTGCTGACAATAGCTTTTCGACAGATTTTTGACCAAAACCTTCAAGAGATTGAATTTGTTCTTTAAAATCTTCAAGATGATAAATATCTTTGATGGACTTTATATATCCAAGTTGAATAAATCTTTTTAGAGATGCTTCTGATAAGTTTTCAATATTAAGAGCATTTTTTGAAACTGCATGAGACAGTCTTTTTAATAACTTTCCCTCACAATATTCATTTGTACAAATCAAAACTTCTGAGTCATTGTCCTTCTTGATTGTGGTCGGTTGATGACATATAGGACAATGTGTTGGGATTGGTATGTATTGTCTTTTTGTAGTGTGGTTATCTATTTCGCCCCAACGAATAGCAGGAACGATGAGATTTGCTTTAAATACTCCGATTTTCTGACCAATCCAAGGATTTCCTAATAATTCTTTCATTATTGATATATTATGTAGAGTTGCTCTTTCAACAGTAGTACCTTCAATTTCTACTGACTCAAATACCGCCGTTGGAGTTAATACTCCTGTTTTACCGATTGTATATTCAATATTCTTCAATGTGGTTTCTACTGAATCATTCTTAACCTTAAAAGCGATACCATTTCTGAAATGGTGGCTTGTGTTGCCAAGAGATTTACCATATTGCACATCATCAAATTTAAAAACAACTCCATCTTGTGGAAGGCATTCTTGTTCCGCAATGTCCAACATTTCATCTATTACTACCTGATAGTCCATATGTACGTTTTCAAACGAAACAACATCAAAAAACGGAACTACATCAAACCCTAATTCACTTGCTTCTGCGAGTTGATTATGGAATGAAAGGTTCGTTTCATCGGTACTATCATTTTCGACAACTTCCCACGCAAACCAACTCAATCGTCTATCTTTTACAACTGACGTATCAAGACTTGATAATGTACCGGCAGCAAGATTACGACTATTTTTAAACTGTCCGTCTTTATTTATCTTGGCGAAATCATCAAGTGTTATCAACGCCTCACCATCAATAACATAAGTTCCTTCCTTATTAATATGTAACGGAACATTTTGAAATTGTTTTACTGCCTGAGTAATATCATTACCTTCTATACCATTGCCCCTTGACTCAGCTCTTACCAAGTCACCATTCTCATAAATCAATCTACACGACAAACCGTCTAATTTTATAGAAGCAACAAGAGGACGATAATTTGCAAACTTTTCAATTTCTTCGACTGAGTGGCATTTATTAAGTGATAGCATTGGTGTCTTATGCACTACTTTAGCGATACTATCCAATACTTCCGTTCCAACTTTTTGTGTTGGGCTATTTGCCATTGTTATATTTGTTTCTTCTTCCAAAGAACGTAAATCTTCAAGTTTTGAATCGAATTCCGCATCGCTCATTATCGATTCTTCCGTATTATAATAAGCATTTGCCGCATTATTTAATTCAGCAATTAATTCTTTCATTCGTGTTATTTTATTCATTTAACCCACCTTATCTACCCATGTTATCCTTAAATTTTCGCAAAAAATTAAAGCCTCCTCTTTGGTGTGGAAGATTTTATAATTTCCACAACCATAGAATACAACATACATTTATATATTCTCCCCCTCATCAGGAAATATCAATTCCTGTGCATACGGAAGTGTTCTCGCCCAATCGATGAATGACTTTGACCATTCTGTAAGTTTATGATTTTTTCGTTGAAAATACATATTACGAATATTTTCATAATTCATAGTAATTGTGGATTTGTATAGATATGAAGACGGTAACAGTCTACGAATTTCTTTGAAATAAAAATAATCCTTAGTATCTAAATATTTTTCTCTTAAATCATTTAATGACGCTAATAAAGTTTCCCAAGTAAGACACTCTTCAAATAATTGCCTGTTCTCGGAAGTATTATCGACATCTCTTAAAATAACAGAAACTTGCGATTGAGATACATCCATTAAATTTGCAATATCAGATTGCAACATGTTTGTTTTCCCCAAATCTCTAATTTGTTTTTTCTTTAATAAATCTATTTTTGAAGATTTTTTCCAGTTCAGATAGTTCGCATACATGCTGTTATTTCGCATTAAACAATTATCAAATTCTCTTTTTATATTTTCTTCTCTAGTAACCCATTGTAAATTTTCAACGCAATTATTATTTTTATTGCAATCAATATGATCTATTGTTTCACAATTATTAGGATTGTCTAACCATACATTCGCTATCAATCTATGCAATAACCATTTTTCTCCGTTCCTTCCACCAATATTAACTTCCCAATATCCGTTTTTTGTAACAGAAGGACTAACTTCTCTTTTCGGAAACGTTCTACTCCTTCCAAGAGTATCTACGTATGTAAACGGTAATGAATAAAGTCTGCCATTTTTATATACTTCATATTCTCTTCCATTCTGGCATTTATATAGTTTATATTCATTTGTTTCGTATGGATATAAAATTGTTTCTGTGCCCTTATAAGGATTATTTTTTTTTCTTGTAGTTAAAATTTCTTTAACTCTTTCATCACCATATTCAAAATCTTCTATTTCAAATGTTTTAGAAACACCTTTATGCATAAAACTGCTACTGTTTCTAGTAATACCTATTTTATAAGTATCAAGTTCAGCCATAAAGTACATTGGAGCTGTTATATCAACCGATACAAAAATCTGACGCATAAATTTTCTATGTTCACTACCTGCTTTTATAAGTCTTTGAGCAAGTCCCAAATCGTTCTCACCGATTACAACTTTTCCGTTCTCCTCAACCGTATCGTTTTTATGCCATGATTCAAGTGGATTTCTCATCCCCTTGAGTGCACGTTTAAAGCCGTAAACCTCTGTATTTTCAAATTTCATTTTATGTATTCTCCTTATTTATATATCTTTAAAAATGCTATGTATAATAGCCAAAATGCCTATTATCCAAATTGGACTAAGTACCCATAACCATGACCACTGTATTAACCCAAGTATTTTCAGAACAATAAACATTATTGCCAATACCTCTAAAACTCCCATTCTTCCGCCTCCATCTTTCTATCTGCTCTTTTCTTCGTTTGTATTTTCTACATCTTCTATCATTACTTCCGTTTCTAATTTCAATAACCACTCATTAATTGTTTCTCTTAGAATCTTGTAAATATTTTGATTACCTATGCTACCAGAATGTTGTGCGTTAAAATCTTTGACAATTTGCTTTATATTATTAGACAAGCCACATCCTATCTTTGTACCTGGATATTCTGTTGAGATACTTATTATTTGATTGGGGAAACCTACCCCCTCTAAAGACTGTGTAATTATTCCATTAAAGCCTATTTCTACTGAATATTTCATATAATATATTCTCCTTTCTTTGAAACGAAAGTTTCGTTATTTAATCTTCAAATTTTATATTAAACTTTTCAGCAATAATTTTTGTCAATTTGAATCGAGTTGAATCAAGACCACCACTTGTTTGTTCAAATCCTTCTAGCTGAATTTCTTCGAGTTGTATTTTACTAATATTCATAATATCTTGTAATATTTGTGCATATTTCAATTTTTCTGTTTCTTCGTCATAATTATCAGGAAGTATTTTGTTTACTACAAATTTAACATTAGTGTCACCAAATGATTGGAAAACATATACAAATTCTTTACTTTCCGAATCATCATCCTCTTTTGACAGACGCTGAAATGTATAGCTAGGAAATGACTGACCATTAATTTTGCCTTGTATAAGAACTCGATTGAAAGGTGTGTAAGTTTTATCATCACTGTAATTACATTCTTTAATACTACAGTCAATATGACAAGAACAATATTCTTCCGCTTTCTTACGATTTTTAAATACAGCTCTTACCTCTTTAGTAGTTTTTTCATCATAAAATAATTCTTCAACCACATAAACTTTTCCCATAATTAAATATTCTCCTTCTGTTCATTATAATATTTCTACCACAATTCCAAAGATATTGTTTTTATTAATTATCCCATTCACATGTCCATGATTGTTAGATATTTGATAACTAACACCATTTTTGATAGCAGAGATTTTATGTAAATAATAGTTGCCCTTGACCTTGCATAATACAATATCATTTTTCTTTAGTGGTGTATCTTTTGTCACTGGTCTACAAATTACAGGCTGACCAGATTTAAGAATGGGAGTCATAGATTGTCCATATCCAACAACTTTACAAATTTCACCGTTCTTTAAGTGCTCTGCCGTAATTGCATTTTCTTTTCCCTCAAAATCATAATTTATCATTTTAATAAAATTTCTTTCCTCTCTTTGAAACCGAACTTTCATTTGTTTTACAACCAACTGATACTACAGATTTTAGGAACTAACGATATCATGTCGATTTTATAGCCAAGTTCTTTTAATTTTTTGTATGTTTTATCATCTAAATGGTCTTTATATTCAATAGCAAAATCCCCATCAGTAATTGCATTTGTAATCTTTTGTGAAATATCTGATAGTTGTTGACTATTGAAATTCTTAATACTTTCTTTCGTCATCTGCTTTGCTTCTTGTGCCGATGGCATAATATCTGATGATATTAAATTATCCATATTAATATTCTCCTTCTATTTTTATTTTACAAATTCATAAGTTCCATCTGTATGTGTTTTCAACTTCCACCCTTTACAATCAACCAATATCTATTTATATCCATATCGCTTAATCCACTTCTTATTTATTCTTTTCTTTTTGTGTTTACGGGCTTGTTTGACTTTTATAATCTGAAAATTGTATTTATCTGGTGCGTTAGAAATATCAACTCCCAATGATAACATCAAATTACTTGTATCAATAGGAGTATTAAACGATAAGGTAAATGTAGGGCTATCTGCAAATGAAAGTAAAGTCTTTTTCTCATAATCGAATACGTAATTAGTTTTTGACTCCTTATTAAAAGAAATATTTTGCAGTCCATCTACTTGATAAAGTTCTTCTCCTGTTTCTGAATTAATCAAACTAAGAATAAGATTTTCTTCTTTTATTGGCATTTGTTCACCTCTTTTATCTTTCTTTGACAAGTTCTCGTTTGAAGTAATCATGTAATCCCACATCAGTTAAAATTTCTTCTTTATCATCAGAGTTGTGTACTTTATGATGAGGATATTTATAGCAAGCAAGTTGATAAGCAAGAGCATCAATTACTTCAAGTAGGTGATCTGTGTCAGTGGGTTCGCTCAAATCTACAACTTCAACCTTTGCCCCTTTGGTATCTATGCTGAAATTATTCACATAAAAAGTCTCACAATTTTTTATTTTATCAAAATTTTCATCTATCTCTTCATATGTCTCTTGACTATTTATTTGACTTATGACCAATTTTCTTGCATATAAATTAGAAAAGGCTGCTCCTTCTAACTTTTCAGATATCAATATAGGCATCGTTATATTTGATATATGATTAATACTTTTCTTCAAAGTAAAACATCCTTTGTTAATATTCTCCTCACATTTATTCGTTTACATATTCGTTTACAAATTCATAATATCCCTTATCAAAATACATAAAATCAATAATGACATCTTGTATATTAGCTGTGTCACATTCCATATATTCTCCGTATAGATATTCCAATGTGTTGTCTTTTTGAAGTAGGTCATTATAATAATCATTCCATTCTTCATCATCACAACCATCGAAAAAATCAATGATCTCGTCCTTAATGCAATATTCATATGCATAAGCTGATAATAATTCACGTTTTGGCAAGTCGGAGTCAGTGACCAAATCACTAACCCAACTCTCCATTTCTTTATATAATTTCTCCCTTAATTTATCCATTTCAATTCACTCTTTCCTTTGTATCCCTTTTCAAACTCAAACCACGCATAAGCCACCGCACTACCACCGCCAGCTTTCATCTCATCAAACATTGCGTTCTTTGCACAAAGAATTCTGCTGCTTGATACATAGACACATTTAGGCGGATATTTTTCAAATAATTTTCTACGAGCCTTACCTTCAAGAAACTGTACTTTTAAAAACATAAATACTCTACGACCTTTAGGAATTATCTCCATTGCATGTTCAATAAACTCTTTTGCATATTTATATGGTGGATTAGTTAGTATGTCTCCCTCCCAAACACCATCATATGTAAGAAAATCAATTCCACCTTTGCCATAACCTCTATAAACTAAATCGGTGGAATACACATCGTAACCATAATCTTTTAATCTATCAGATAAATCCCCTCGTCCACAAGCACACTCCCAAATAGGCTTATCAAATGTCACTTTGCCATCTCTGATAAGGACATCTATTGCTATAGGGTCAGTTGCATAATAATCTTCCTTTTGTCTTTCTTTGTCAGTATGGTTACTTGCACCTAATGTTTTAAAGACACTGTTCTTATTTCCTGTCCAATCTTTTTCTATTGTATTTTTCAAATTTGTTCACCTTAAATTAGTACCTGCGCAGGTTTACTCACTGTGAACATTCTTATCCTTTCTAAATCTTATTTTGTAGCTACAATAATATATTCTCTATTTGTTTTCCGGAAAGTTTGAGCAGAATTGCTCTGTTGAATTAAAATCAAGTTAATGAATTTCTAACCTTGAAAAACATATTTCGTTAGTCGTTTTTAGCTTTTGTATTTTCAAATTCCTCAATAACTCTATTTGCTTTACATGTTTCAGGATATTCATTTAAGTAACATGCATCGCAACTTGCTGGCGCGTCTCTTATGCAATCACACAATATCTCAATCACATCAATAGCATCATATATCAAATCAGTATCCATTTACATCAATTCCTGCATATCTTTATCTGAAATCTCTTTGTAGTCTACTTCATGTCCAAGATATCTTAGTAGTTCTACCCATTCTTCTTTAGAAATTTGATGATTGCATGTTTTAAAATCTCCACATTGAAGAATTGACCAATCATCAGACTCGTTTGTTGTAAATTTTATTTTGTTATCTTCCATAATGTTATTCTCCTTTATTTTATCTAAGTTCAATTTCGCCATATCTTAAAGTATTATCAATAAACAATTTATATCCTGTATAGGTACATGAACGAGAATCTATAAATATACGTTTATTTTCGTCTATTTTGGTATTCTCTTCATAAGCCATATCATTTGGATTTCGTTTTTCCAATTCACTAAATGTTTCTTTATTCATAAAAATATATGGGTCTATACATTCAGCAATTTTTTTATTTAATTCACTTATATCAATTTCTCTTACAATTGAAAATTTTTTACTACTCATAAATTTATCCTCCAACAGCCATTTATTTACATTAAAATCTTATCTACAACACCATATTCTATTGCCTTAGAAGAATGGATATAGAAATCTTTCTTTGTCTCACGAACATTCCTAATAACATCTTCAGGAATTTTTGTTCTTTTTATTACGTATTCTTCGTTTTGCTTATTAATGTTGTCCATTTCGACCCTGTTTTCAACAAAGTCTTGGTGTTTCCCGTCTCTCCAATAAGACATCTGATGATATATAAACACTGAATGTTCAAGACAAAATCTTTTATGTCCTGCTAAAAAAATGTTAAATGCTGCACTTTGCGCATATCCAAGACAATATGTATAAATTGGAGTTTTGCTTGCAAGAATTATATCAATTAATCCCCACATATCATCTATTGAATCTCCATAAGAATTAATATATAATTTGATTGGCTCACGGTTATAGCATAATATTTTTTTATCTTGCTCTCTATCTTCTCTAATTAAGTATAAAATATCCCACATAAGTTTACCGGCGGATTCATTATCTATATTATCCGCCAAAAAAAATGTTCTTTTATTAATATCAATGTATATATTATCTCTTGTTGAACCCATATATTCCTCCTCTTGAAACTCACATTTCAATCATTCTTCTCTAATATAAATAATTTTTCAATCGCCTTATCACCAACTGTTCTATCTGACTTCTGTAAAACCTTGCGTTCTTTTTGCCAAATACATTTAAAGTCATCCGGCATAGAATATTCACTAATTATTACTATATTATTCTCCGAAAGTTTACGAAGGAAATCATAAAAAGAATTGTAGTCAATAAACTGCTTAGAATATTGTTTTGTCCCCTTATATGGTGGATCAAAATAAAATAGACAATTTTTATACCCTGTAAAATCCTTGAAGTCACAACATTTAATATCAATATCTTTTAACTGTGTAGAATCTTCTTTTAAATTTTTCAATCTTTCAGCATATATGTTTCTCTTACCTGTTTTATCTCTCCCATAGCCGCCATCAAAATATCGTCCCCCATAACTTGCACAATAGCCGATTAATGCTATATATTCCTTGGAATATTTATTTGTTCCTTTTTTTCTATTTTCTCTTACGTCCGCATAATGTTCAAACGAACAATTTGCAGGTGCAATAGACAAATCATTATCACTTTTTATGTATTGAAGCAATGAAATTAATTCATCATTTATATCTGATGCTATACGATTATCACATCTGATTTGTTTTATTATCGAACAACTGCCACACATGGGCTCTATATAAGTTGTAATATTATTCTCATCAATGTATTTTTGAATAATTGGCACTAAAAATTTTGCTAATCTACTTTTACTTCCTTGATATACCATTTAACTACTTGGAGTAAGGAATTCCTTTTTGTGTACACGAACCTCCGCTCCTTTCATTATTTTTTATATTCTAATTTTATCTTCGATTTCTTAATCAAAATTTTAATCTGATTTTTAACTGATAGAAACATAACCACAACTGTTCGGTGCAATCAAATTCAAATCAATAATCATTTTCCCGTCAATATATTCTTTATTAATTTCGATATTTTTGATTATAATTGCATCTTCTGTTATTTCTGTTATTTCACCTATGTAATGGTTATGACAATTTGATTTTTCATTATATATCATAAATGCAATATCCTGCCCGATAAAAAAGTTCAGATTATTATCTGTCTTTAAAGTCTTTGTCGTTTTAATGCTATATTTCATATATTTGCATTTTCTCCTTTCAACAATAGTTTCATTTGCAATCTTATTCGTCATATTGCTCCATTGGATAAATATTGCCGTCTTCCGTAACATAATACATTTTAAAGTAAACACCACAATCTTTATCAACAGAGGTAAGAATTATCTTTACCGGTTTTTCGCCCTCAAAGTCATCAGAAACTTTCACACCCACTTGATTAAGGCTTAAAGTTGTAACCGATACATTATTCGGATTTTCACATGCCACTGGCAGAACAACTTTGTTTTTATTTTTCTTCATATTTAATATTCTCCTAACACTAACTCAATATTGTTAATAAAATTTTCATTGCCTGTCTCTTTCGTCCAACAAACATTTGTACCTCGATATTTCACTTTTCCGTCAGACGGAAGAATACCTATATTAATAAGAAGCTTTTTGATTATTTTTGCTTGGTCATCAATGTTTTTAATACAACCTTGTCCATGAACATATGAATTTTTAGGAAGAGAAATATAAATAGTATTTTCACCCACATTTATTCTCTCAACACATATGCCATGTTTCAAAAATGTTCCTAATAATGCTCTAAATGTTATTTCATATGGGTTCATAACTTCACCTACTTTTCACTTACAAGTTTGATTTTGTAACCGAGTTTTTCTTCTATTTCAGATAAAGTCATATTCTTTCTTTTGTCACCTACAATCTCAAAATCAATTTTCCCATCTTTAGATACTAAATCTCCAAAACCCAAGTTCATTGTCTCAATATAATATTGTTCCGTTATATATGAAGGATTATTTCGACTCCCCAATGTAAATGACAGTCTATTGATATCTACTGGGAGTTCCAATGTAGTCGTACCTTTGACAAAAGAAGTATCTGTTTCTCCTAAAAATTCTACCTCTAAATAATACATACCGTTTTTGTTTATTATTTTCAAGTTGCCGATATCTGTAATTGTTGTAGGTTCTTTTATTTTATCTCTAATTTCGTATCCCATTGCTACCTCCGTCATGTTTTACTCATTTTCACCCACTATATATTGTGTTTATATTTAAAATATCATCTATATATAGTATAAAAATTCCTTTGAAATCTCAGATTCATTGGATTATACTCCATTTACGTTACTCACTTAACACAAGCCAAGTTTATAATCGTTGGGTGTAAACCTGCACCCTCTATTCCATTGATAAAAATCTTTGGAAATACCTTCTTCATAATTTGATATGCTCCATTTACATCTGCATTTATTTTCTTTCCACAATCCGCAATAAATAATCCTCTATATACTCTGCGTTCTTTTCTATAATTCTCTTTTATAGGATCTTCATTGTCTAAAAACGATGTCCCAGAAGTATAAGATTCTTCATTCTCTATAAACCGAATTCCATTATTCTCACACTTATATGAAAGTATTTTAATAAACAGTTCATAGGGAATATATGTGAAATTTTGCATACCTTGTTTCTTTTGTTTCCATTCATTGTTGTGCCCTACGACCAAAGTATCAATTCCATATAGAACACACCAATCAACTACATATTTACTAATACAATGCATCTGATATTTAATCATTTCATACCGTCTATTCGTAAGTTTTTGTAATTTCTTTGACCAGTCCTTATCATTTACTTTCTTCAATTCTGATTGAATATTTGCCTTTTGTTTATTATAGAACTGATTAATTGACTTAATAATTCCACCTTTAACAGCTATCGGATTTTCACTGATGTTGTTTACCATAGTTATAAAATTATTAATTCCTATATCAATAGCAACTATCCTGTCAGAATTTTTTGGAATATCAGGCACTTCAATTTCATATACAATTTCCATTACATAATACAAACCTTTTGGCACAAATCTGCACTGTATTAGCCGTCCTTTCGCATGTGTCCTTACCGTATATCCCTTGAATGGTTTAAATGATATTCTAAATAAGCCATCTTTTAATGTACATTGAATATTTTTAAGCGAAAACACTTGCCGTCCATCCTTTTTTAAATATTTGGGAATTTTAGGTTTTCCCAAATACTTGATAGGATTTTTTGAATAGTCTTTAATAGATACTAAAAATGATTTCCATGCCTTATCTAACATTTGAATAGTCTTTTGAGCTGCTTGTGATCCACATTCTTTGTAACAATCCATATTTTGCATTAATTTCTGTATATCATATGCACCTAAAATTCTATTATTTTTTACAAACTCTTGTCTTAAAATATAATTTGCTTCATTATATACATTTTTGGAATAAAAACAATATCTATCAACAACCTCAAACATTTGATGTCCTTTTCTTATAATCTGTTGTTCTGTTCTTTTTACCTTAATTATTTATCACCGCATTTCCAATATTTTTTATACCATTCTAAGCCGCTCCATATTTAATAACCACATGTATTTATTCTCCTTATAACAATTCTTCTATACTTTTGTTTATTGCTTCTTTGACGGCTTTTGTTCTAGATAATTTTTCAGACAATTTATCGGCTGCAATCTTGATGATTTCATCTTTATTCTCGGCTAGAAAATTTTGAATATTATCATCAACCATTTCTTTTAACTTCTGAGTATAATCACAATTTGTAATACTTTTCTTACCAACAAGTGCCTTCATGCAATCGCCTTTTATCTTATTGGTCACTTGCCTTTCTACGCTATTTTCAATGTTTCTTTTTATTTTGTCATCATCTATACTGATTGCAAATTGAACAATATGTTCCATATAATCACCCTTCCTCTATATACTTGTCCCAATTCACCACAACATACTCTTTATAGCAAGGATAATATGTTGTAGTTACCGTCTGTTCCTCACACCAATCATCCAACAACTTTTGCAAAGAATCATTATCGCAAACATATTCGGCATCTTCTTCTAATGCGGAGCAAGCGTCCGAAACAATTTCATCTGCATCAATATGAATTTTTTCTTCTGATGTAACCCATAATCTTGTTGGTCTTATGCCAAGGTCATCAAACAGCTTACTATAGTTATACATAAAATCTTCCGCAAAATCATCGACTGTAGAGTAATATTCATCGGTTTCTGCACAATAAAGCATAGTCGTTACATCTTTTTCGTCAACTTCTTTTGCTTTAGGTATAATTTCTTGCCACTTCTGTTCTTGTGCTTTTAAATCTTCTGCCAGTTGCCCTTCACAATTACAATGACCTTTATAAGGTCTACCACAATACTTACATATTTTTTGCACACCGTTAAAACAATGTGGACAAAATGAAAGAGCTTCGGTTCTGTAAGAGTAACTTTCCAAACTATCTCCAATTCCGAAAACACGGGTGTTAATCTTTACTCCAAGACCATGACATTCTGGACAAATTCGTTCATTTGCATCAAGGTCTTTTATGAGGATTTTAGGAAATATCTTTTTGACCGTTTTATATAAATTAATTTTTTCTCTATGTATCGCCATTAATATATTCTCCTTCCTATTAATCATAATGCAATTCTTTATTACTTGTTCGTATCTGCACGTAAAGTTCCGGCGAATACATAAAACCTAAGTAGTTTGTTCCTTCACGCTCATAAGTAAGAACATTACAATCATTTGTAATGTTATCTATGTAAAACATTGCTTTTTGTATTACCGCTTTACGTTGTAAAAATTTAAAATGCCTTCTAATCTTATTGGCACACCATAACCAACCATAACCCATTCCTTCAACATCAACACATGTATATTCGTATGGAAATTCTTCATTGTCATAGTAAAATGCATAAACATCTATATACTTTGCTTTAAAGACTTTTGAAAAATCAATATTTTTCTTGGGTTGCATTCCATAACCGACTTTATCTATCTTGTACTTTCTCATAATATCTACCAAAGTCATATAATTGTCCTCCTAAGTCATTGTTTTATATCAGTTCTTGTCGTATTAACTTCTGCCAAATTAGAATATCCAATCTTAAAACTTTCCTTGACCCTTTCTTGAATTTTATTATCAATAGTATCTTGTACTTGCTTATATATTTCTGCCGATTTTTTATCCGAAAATGCTACACAAGGTGATGTAAATATAGGATAAAGAAACATCTCTTTTATTTGTCCTTTATTCAACATTTTCCTAATCGTACTCTCAAAAATGTTATATACATATATCGGCGATTTCTTATCCCACATATCGTATTGAAGTTTTCTTGAATAAGCTTGTTTGATTATTTCTTTTGACGGAAACAATTTCTCTAAAGAATTTCTATTTATCTTTTCCCTCCTACCAATCAAATTCATTTGAATATCATTACATAGATTTATTTCAAATTTCTTCATTCCAAGTCCTCCATATTATAATTTTTTCTTATATATTCACATAAATCTTCCATTGTTCTTTTAATATACCAATCATTCTTGAATAGCTTATTAACTCGACAAGTACAAGAATATTTCGATCCATATTTTTTGAAGAATTTTAGATTAATACTAATACTCAACAACGGCACTTTAGTGAATCCATCCGTTAGCCACTTCTTAAACCACTCCATGATTACCACCTATATTTTTGTCAAAAGAGTTCTAAGTGGTTCTCTTGTTATATTCTCTTTCGCCCACAAGATATAACTTGGGTCAGTGTGAACAACATCTGTCAATTTTTCACCGTTATGTTTGCCAAAGGTCAATATATATGTATCAATATCAGGCAATTCTTCTTTTGGAATGTCTACTCCACCCAAGGCTGAAATAACCTCGTCGGAATAACTCATATCAAGATTTGACCTACTTGCTAAATAATCACACATATGTACAAAAAATTGCTCGTCATTTTCTGGTTTTGGCAAAACAGTTTTACTTCTTTTTGTAGAATCCCATTCACCACTATGACTTTCACATAATCTTGCGATATAGGCTTTCGTTTCAGTATCTATATCGTGCTCGACATTTGTATTCCTCACCCATTCGCCGGCAAGTAGTGGATGTTCATGGACTGTATATCGAGAGCCGTTCAATCCGCACTTGATTGCATCATGAAAAATTGGAGTGCAACGTAAGCAGTCTCTTTGTCTTTCATTTGTTTTTTCTTTTACATACTCCAACCCAAGTATATAATTCATAACTTCTGCAAACATAAGAATATGAAAAATCTGTCCATGAGGTTGACACTGTGTTTTATTGTGATACTTAAATGATGTACTACTTGGAATTGTAAAGATATAATCTGGAATTTCCTTAATCATATCTGTACAGTAGCTTTTTATTTCCTCTGTTTCAAATTTATTTAATAGATTTTCAAAAACTTTTATCTTGTCCATAATTCCTCCGTTATTTTAATATCTTTGAGTCCAAGCAATTTTTACATAGCTCGTATATCACTCTGCCCATATATTCTCTCTTTATAAAATAAATGTGCATATTATTACGATTCTGCCATGTTAATAATGTTCTGAAAAACGATGTCGGATTCAACTTTGATTTATAGTTCTCTGTAAAAATATCCTCTATGTTATCATTCTCTATAAGAAGATAATTTTTCTCTATATTAATCATTCGATTAAACTCTTTAAAAATTCTATCGTCATCTTTAGACGCATTAGCAATATTTCCAGCTAGTTCACTTACTGAATTTTTACGTTCAATGCAAACCTCATCACTAAAATAAGTGTCGATTGAGAAGCCCAATTCGGGGCAACTCTCAACCATAAGACCATAATCGCCAGTTTTTAATGCTCTTGATTTCCATTTGATGTTATTTTTATCAAACCAATCAGTGACCGTTTTATTATTTTGTTCTCTGGTATCGACTAAAATAACCATGTGCGATAATAATTCCTTATACTTCTTGTCTGTATAATATTTTTTCATGTACATCTCCTAATAAATTTGATACTCAGAAATCCACCATTCTTGCTCATCAGTTTTTTGCCATTCGCCATTAATCTTTTTCATCTTTGCTTTTTTATACTGATTTGTAACTTTTACAATATCGCCACGTTTGATAGGATTCTGCTTAAATATTTTCTTACTGATTTTTACGGGGATAGTGTTACCATTTGCTAATGCATATAGCTTTAATCTCGGCGAATAATCGACATTCAAATCTAAAACTACGCAATAACCAGCCAATTTTTTATCAACAATGTCTACATATCCAAGATTTTCAATTTGGTAAGCAATCTTTGTTCGTATATCAGTTTTCTCTTTTGGAATATTTTGTAGTAATTTATTCAACAACTTTATGCTATCCAACTCCATAAAAGTTAGTGGTGTCTCCTTGCCTGAACATTCTTCTAATACTTCAAAATCAAGTCCGTACTCTAATGCCTTCGCCTTTCCTATCTGTTTTTTGCCGTAATACTTTGCGAATAAATAATCACAAATAAGTAGGTAGCGAATACCCCCAAACTCTTCAAAGAAATCTAGTTTAATCAGTGTTTTTAGTTTCCTACTGTCAACCTTTAGCTCAGAAATTCTTACCAATAAGTCAATGAAAGTATCAAATTTTTCGTCTTTAATTGAATATAACTTATTGGCGGTATCTTCGTTTAAATACTTTACAGATGCTATACCCTTGTAGATACCATCTTTATCACAAGAATATTTTGCAGTAGAATGTCTAAATTTAATACTATGGATTGTAATACCAAACTGCTTTGCTAATTCAGTGCCAAGTATAATATCGTCTTCATTATTTGCATTGTTAAGATATGCAGTAATAAATTCTTTTGGATAATAATATCTAAGATATGCGCACATATAACCAATCATTGAATATCCCGTAGAATGATTAAAACCAAACTGATAATTTGAGCTGTCTTCAATAATTTTTAAAAACGCCTGAGCCTCTCTTTCCGCAATAGTTCTTGGCTGAGAAGACATATTACAATATCCTTCGAGAATAGATGGTAGTGCAGCTTCCAGTCTATCTTTCTGCTTTCGACCGATAGCCCTACGTATATTATCAGCGTCGCTACCGCTCAATCCACAAATGTTTGTAAGAAATTTAATTGTGTCCTCCTGAAAAATAAGAAAGCCATGGTTGTCTTCCAACAATTTATCAATTAGCTCCGATGGGTTTTTATTTGGTTCATGTGATAACAGTCTGTCCCTGTATGATTCGCCCGAAGGTCTAATTGAAGCGTTTACAAGAGATAAATCATTTACACAATGACATTCAAACTTTTTCATAGAATCGTAAGCAAATTTGGATTCGAATTGAAATATTCCTACTGGGCTGTCCGCAATATGCGCCCATACCTTTTCATCATTCCAATTCACAGCGTGAGATTTTGGATACGGAATATGTGCTAATTCACATGTATCCTTAATGATTTCAATATTTTTTAGACCAAGTAAATCATATTTCACCAAAGATACCTCATGAATTTCCTCCATATTTATACTTAAAATCCGTTTACCATCTTTAGTCCAAAACGTCCCATAATTATCAGGAAGCGTTACTGGGCTTACAATAATGCCGGCTGGGTGCATTGATTGAGAAATTGCAGTCCCTACAAGTCCATCAAAATAATAGAATAACTTAGGATATAAATTTTCCTTCAAGTTTTTTAATAATCTTTCGTTAAAATTTAATTTATTCCTTAGTTCTTCCAAATCTTTTAAACACTTTATATTACTTTCATATCCCTCTGTAGATTCAATTTTTTTAATCTTATTTTTACAATCTGTAATTCCATCTGTAAATAACGAATATTGTGCCTTTATTTCTTTCACCTCTCCTAATGGCATATTAAAAGCTCGTCCTATCTCGTCGATAGTACCTTTATCTGAAATAGTGCCAATAGCCAATACATAAGCCGTATTATCAATGCCAAACTTCTCAATGATATGTTCATATACAAGATGTCTTTGTGATGGTGCAATATCCAAATCAATATCACCAATTTCTTTTCTATCTTCATTGGCAAATCGAGAAAATACGGTATTCCATACAACAGGGTTTACGTCAATAATGTCTGTCAGATATGCGATAGTAGATCCGCCAACAGAACCTCTACAGAAACCAATCGGAATTCCATTATCCCAACACCAACATACCAATTCAGACATAAAAAGCATAAATCCAACCATACCAATTTTCTTGAATACACGAAGCTCCTCTTTTATATTCTCTTCATATCGTGGATCTGGTTGAATAATTCCTTTTTCAAGTTTCTCATGATACATTCTATAGATACGCTCTATAAAAACGTCCTCCTCATTATCATATAGAATAGGATATTTAAAAGTCGTGTCAAGTTCATAATCTGTGACTGAATCTGCCATACGATTAGTATTTTCGATAGCTTCTAAAATAACATCCATAGGCAAGGCATTTTGTTGTCTAAACATTTCAACCAATTCATCATACGATTTATATGTAAGATCAAATTCGTCTTCGTTTGAAAACTCAATATGTTTTGCTTTCTGAAGGATACTCCTACATTCAGCCTTATAACTATTAACACTATGAGTATCCGTTCCTGCTATCAAAGGCTTATTGTATTTTTTTGACATTTCATAAAGCATTTTGTTATACTGAATTTGAGCCACAGACTTAACATGTGGCTGAATTTCGTAATAATCATACGTTTGCATTAGTCTGTCATATACGGTTTTTGCGTGTTCCAATTCTAATTTTACTTGTTCTATTTGCAGATCAAACGCATTATTTGACGTTTCTACACATTGTTCTATGTATATATCATAAGAAATATTATGATTAATTGTACTGTCTTTCACCCATCGTTTTTTTGCATCTTCGGAGTCCAACTCAGTATATAGGTTGTCAGCTTCTGTTTCTTTATTTTTCAGTATTTCAGATATTCGTTCGTCAACACGTTTTTCAACAAAATTAAGATATTTATTTAACGGAGATGCAAGGCAGGCAGAAATTTTAATAACATTATCAGAAATTTTAAAAAACTCATCAAATGTAATTCTTGGTTTATAATATGTATGATCTGGTTGTGTAGACAAATCCACCAAAGTATTTATTTCCTTGACACCTTCAAAATTTTTGGCGATAAGAATCGTATGATAATTATCTCTCATTTTTGATTCAAGCGTGGCTGTTAAGTAAACTTCTACACCATGTAGATATTTTAACCCCTTGCTATTTGCATACATTTTCTTTTCAATATTGTTGTAAATATTGCCGTGCTCTGTAAAACAGATAGCCTTTTGTCCGAGCTCTACTGCTTTATCTACATATAATTTGTAATTTGTGCAACTATCTAACAATGAATCTTCTGTATGTAAATGATATACTGTATAGTTAATAATAGCACCCCCCCTATTCGTACGAATCGGTTTCAGGATTATAACTCCTGATATTTTCTTTATTTTTCTTACTTGTTGGTTGTGGTTTATACTCACAAGCATGATTTCTCTGTCCGCAAAGATAGTTACAGTAATAATAATCTGGGTTTGGTCGCCACTCTTTTTCATTCTCTATCAATTCAAGAGTGTCTTTCGCCCATTGAATAGCTTCTTCATATTCTTCTTGCACCCACGGTATTTCTATCCATTTTTGGTCTTTGAACATATTCCACTTCAATTTCGAAACTGAACCATATTCTTTTATTACTGGAATTGAATACAAATAAAGTTGTCGTTTAAATTCTAAGAAATGTTGCTGATCAGATTTGCTAATCTTACCACTTTTCAAAATTTTAATACTTGCAGATTTGTGGTCTATAATAATAATTTCACCAGTCTCTTTATCTTTTACAAGTAAATCTATATATCCTACAAAGTTCTTATCGTTGATTTTAAATTCTACTTTCTTCTCAACTCCAAGAATTTCATATTTTTCTAAGTCAAGGTCAATGTTGTTAAGGTAATCAACCCCTTTGTCATAATACGATTGTCTTATATTCACGAATTTGTTTGGTGGAGCATCGTGAGGAACATCACAGTCGAAATGTTCCTCATAATACTCATTCAACTCAAACAAGGAAAGTTCACCTTTTTCATATTTTTCAAGAATTTTATGAATAAGTGAGCCATATTCTCCAAAAAATCCATTTTCAGACTTATTACATTCAATATAGTGTAAATAAAATTCATAAGCACAATTATAAAATGCATTTAATCTTGAAAAACTCCATGTCATTGTGTCTAATATAAAATCTAATTCATCTTCCAATATTGTCCCTCCTATATTCAGGATAGTGTTCATTTTCAAAGTCTGTCCTTGCTTTTATTGCTTCATCTAAACTTGCGAACAAACCAACATAATATGTTGTCCCTTTATACATAGCTCGCACTTCATATTTACGACCTCTTTTTCTAATATTCTTCGCACCATATTTGTTGATTGTTTTTACATTCCACGCATTAACGAAACTATCTACTTTTCGTAAATTTTTCTTTCTACAGTCGGAACGCACACCATCAATATGATCAACAATGATTCCGTCGTTATAAGAGCAATCCAAAACAAATCTATGCAAATAAACTTTTTGCTCATTTATAGTTGTTGAAAAATATCCATTATCATTTATGCACCATGTATATTGAGATACTTTTTCATAATCAGTATCGTCGATTAAGAACACGTTTCCATTACAATCAAACCCTTCATAATAACCTTCATGTTTTATATACCTATTACCTTTTTCTTTTGCCAATATTTCCGTTAGAAACCTTTTTCATATTTTCTTTAGCAATCTCTCTTTGCAGACATCCGCAAGATTGTGTTGGATTTTTGCTTGTCAGAGCATAACCGTATTTAGGGATTGCCCTACTTCCACAATCACAATCACAAAACCATATAGCTTTGTGATTCTGCAAATGTGAAAATTCTCTTGCAACAAGTCTTCCTACTCGTAACCCAGAAATATCCTTAACATTCTTAGGAAGTTTCATAATAATTATTCTCCTTATTGATCTGGAAATATGTTGTCCACACTTCTATCAACGTATGGTAGTCTATCAGTATACACGTTGTTGTCCCACGCAAATTTAGCATCAAACTCATCGTAATCTGTATAAAATCTACGTGATGTTAAGTCATACCATAATCCCATCTGAAAATCGGCTTTGCCAAGTAATCTATCTTTAATAACTGTTAGAACTACATCATAATTGTGCCATTTAGATTTTTGATCATTTTTTTCTTTCTTAGAAACTCTTCTAAGCCCTATAGATCTCATAGCAAGGTTAATAATGTTGGAAGTACCCGATATATCATACATTTCAATATCAGAGTTTGTGTCCTGTGTCTTTCTAGGATGAGCTATTAGAACGACAGCTACATTAAATTTAGCAGCAAACTTAATCAAAGCATTTATGAGATTAGTTTGAGCTGTATTTTTATCGCTCTCAGAACAATTCAAGTCAATCATCATAAGATTGTCGAGTACAATCAGTTTGCAACCAAACTTTCGAACACACTCTTCGGCAGATTTCAAAACAGAATCTACATCATTAGGTTCATCATCTCTGTAAATAAAAAGTTTCTTATTATAATGTGCCTGCATTTTCTTTTGTATCGCTTGTGGAACTATGTAATATTTACGATTGTCACGACTTGTTCTTTCAATCATATTTCTTCTGCCGGCAATAATTGTATTAAACCAGTTAGCACTCATTCTTTCAGGCATTTCCTTGCTAAATAAAAACACCGGATTGCCGTCATCAATAGTTCTAGCGATTGTTTGATCTATAATACTCGTCTTGCCACTACCTGGTCTGCCAGATAATACAGTCAACGTTCCATAGAATATTTTCACTAACTCGTCATCTAATGGTTTAATTCCCGTCTTTACACCGTCCATCTGCGAAATATCAAGTTCCTCGATTTCAGAATAATCAACTACGCTTTTTACTGGAACATCTTTTGCCTCTGATATAAGATTCATAACAAAATCTTTACCACCAATCTGAAGGCAGTCATTTATATCTTTTAGCGGAATCTTCTTTCCGTTATCTTTCTCAAAGAATTCTGGTGCTGATATATATTTTGTTCTCCATGTGCCAAGACGATAAATACATTCTTTTCTCATTTTAATACCTGGCTCATCATTATCTGACCAAATAATGATTGAATCAAAATTATTTAGCCAATCCCAATTTTCTTCAATCCAATGAAGATTACCAGCTCCTAGTGGAACACTGACTGTATTAATATAACCCGCTTCAATAGCACTTGCACAATCAGTTTCCCCTTCTGTAATGAGTAGCGGTTTAGACGTGTTTACCCTATTCATGTTGAATAAAAGCGATGAAGTGTCAGCATCTTTCTGACACCATGTTTTAGGCTGACCAGAATGTTTTTCAACCGTTCTCGCTGGTCTATACTTAACCATAGTTAATACGTCATTTGTATCATAAAAATTAAAAACTCCATTACCGTGTATATCTTCTCGAATATCAAGATAATCAATAACATTCTTTGAAATACCACGTTTTCCCCAATAATCAATTACCTGAGATTTTTCATTGATTACTTCTTCATGTGGATATCTGTAATTGTGACGAGTTTTTACATCCTTTTCGCCAAAACTGTATTCAATATTGGCTTTCTCAAATAAGTATTTGGCGGCTTCTAAAAATGTATTTCCTTTTTCCATTAAAACATCAATAATATCTACTGTTTTATTACACCCAAAACAGTGAAATGTCTTATTTTTTTTGTTATATATAAAACTTGCAGTATCCTCATTATGATAAGGGCAACATGCTTTTAAGTTTTTATCATCAAAATTTTCTAATCCAAGTAATTCTGCCATAAAAAATGCATTATTATCGCCAAGTTTATCTTTAGCTTTCTCGATGTCAGTTTTTTCGATTAACACTTACTCACCGCCTGTTTTCTAAATTCTTTTTTCGTAAAATAATTTTCTAAGTCCATATAGAATCTGAACTGGCTTTGTTGAATAATATAACTTTGACGATTCTATATTCTTTTTAATAAACTCTATAGGTACCTTATTCTTGAACACCATTGTATTTATTGCTCTACATGCAATAGGAAATTGTGTTTTATCTTCTATACAATCCATATAAGCATCAACACAATCCTTAATTTCTTGTTTTATACCCGCGCAATCCCAATGGTAATGCTTCTTGTTTACAACCACGGATTCTGAGGCTTTCACCTTTTCTCCGTGATGTAAACAATATTTGTATGCACAGATATATTCTTTTTCTTTTTTATCTGCCATAGATACCTCTTTTTAGTTAAATGGAAGTTCCTCGTCAACGTCATCTAGGGTATCCATAAAATTTGTACCAGCCGGAACATTGAAGTCGGTAGTGTTACTTGTCGCATTTTCATTAGCAGAAGTCTTACTCTCTGCAAACTCAACCTGTTCTACAATAACATCAGTTGTATATACCTTCTGTCCGTCCTTATTTGTATAAGAGCCAGTCTGAATGCGTCCTTCTATAACAAACTTTGTACCTTTATGAGCATACTTCGCAATAAACTCTCCAGTCTTGCCAAATGCTACACAATTGATAAAGTCGGCAGTCTGATCGCCGTCCTTCTTAAATCTACGGTCAACAGCAAGAGAAAATCTTGCCACTACCGTATCTCCGCTCTGTCTAACCTCTGGATCTCTTGTTAGTCTTCCCATTAAAATTACTTTGTTCATATATTCTCGTCCTCCTTAAATTATGCCTGTGTTGGTTGAATATCCTTAATCTTTGATAGACAATCCTTTGCTTTCTGTATATCCTTAATTGCATTTGGATTTCCACTAGGTGCGAATTCCTTTAATGTAGTCATAAGAGCTTCATTCTTTGTTCCACCAAGTTGTGTACACACTGAAATAATCTCTTTCTTAATAACAGCAATGTCTTCTACTGATTCCGTCACTGCGGTAGTTGTTGTAAATTTAGGTCTTGTCGGTTCAATATCAGAAGTATTTGCCCATTTAATAATCTTCTGACCATGTGTTTCTGTAAGAAGTGTTGCATTATCATTTTCAAAAATATGTGTATTATCTTTTTGCGGTTCTGCCATATGTGTTTTCTGATCTACTGTAAAAGTGCAAGTAAACTCATATTCGAAACCATCTCTCTGTTTTGCACCAACACCGAGTTTCTTAATACTTGTTTTACCTCTATCATCCTTCTCAATTTCGTATTGATCTTTACCTCTCATAGTGGCAATTATGTGAATCGGACTTGTTGCAAGCTTGTTGATAAACGCATCATGTCTAGGAGTAACTTTACCCCATGACTGATATGTACCTCCAGCCTTTTGTTGCAACTCAAGACATCCACCTTTACCATCCCACTCTGGCGATGTACTGTCCATAAGAAGAATGTCATATCCCTCATTTACTGCAAAATCAATTGCATCCGAAAACTGTTCAGGATTGAAAGGTTCTACAAGGTCGATAATATCATAATCAAACTCATTGGCGTAGTATCTACCTCTTGCCCCTTCTGTATTAGCCATTAAGATTCTACAAGGCTTTCCTGTAACCTTCTCAAGTTCTTCTTTCATACCCGTGGCAAGTCTTAATGCTGAATAAGTTTTACCGCCGCCGGAAGGCGCCATGAGTGCCACCTTTGTATAAATTTTTTCTCTTACTGCTTTTTGTACTTTAAATCCCATTCTAAAGTATCCTCCTTGAAATAAAAATTAACGTAATAAATCTATCTGAACGCCCAAATGGACGGAACATAGAATTAAATTTATGTGAACTATATGAACAGTGGTTTATGGACACAAATAGTCCAAGGGTATGCTAATTCCCACCCAAACAAAATGATAAAAATAACACTTGATATTTCTGCAAAAATATGTTAAAATATAAAAATACAGAGTAATGGTATATCCCATTATGAAGTATCCTTTTATATAGACAATCAACTCCTCGACCAAAATTTGTTGATTGTCTATTTTTATATACTATATATAGTAGTTGACATTATCTTAAAACCACCATATACAGTCTTTCTTGCCGTTGAAATTTAATTTTCATTAGGTTACTAATTATTCGCATACTTTTGTAAAAAACAAATACATAACATCTATGTCACATTCATTCTTTGCAATAAGCGTTGAAACCAAATTAAACCCATAATCTGAATATTGATTTAACACTTCTTCTAATTCGCCAGTACAATAATTACTAACTTTACAACAAGTATTGTATACTTTCAATCTATCACCTCTATAATCTTATCCCTACTTATAGTTTTCCAATTAGACCTTACGAACATTTTCATCATGACGCCCTATCTTATGACTCTAATATCCATCCTATTCTAATTTCTTCTAGTGTTCTCGGTGTATAATCCATATGCTTCATCATCACACCGACGTTGTACATATGACAAGGTTTATCATATAATGCTCCCATTTCATATCTAAAATGTTGTATCAT